ATCAGGATTACCATCATACTCATACGGACAGACAGGAGTTATGGGTACAGGTAGAACTGCATCAGGTATATCTATGTTAATGGGTGCAGCTAGTAATGCAATACGTACCGTGATTAAGAACATGGATGACTATATGCTACGTCCTATGGGTGAAGCATTGTTTGCATTCAATATGCAGTTTGACTTTGATCCAGAGATAAAAGGTGATCTAGAGATTAGAGCTAGAGGTACAGAAAGCTTTATGAAGAACGAAGTCAGGTCACAACGTCTTATTAGTTTCCTACAGATTGCAAGCAGTCCTGTCTTAGCACCATTTGCTAAGTTCCCATACATTATGCGCGAGATAGCATCTACTATGGATCTGGATGTAGAAAAGGTTACAAACAGTCCTGAAGAAGCATTTAGACAGGCTTTACTACTACAACAGATGCAACAGCAGATGGTAGAACAAAATCAACAAACACCACAACAGATGGACCCAACAGGAGCAGGAGGTGGTAACATAGGAACTGGACAAGCACCTGCACCAGGAGAACAAGGATTTGCTACAGGTGGTGGTCAAAATACAGGAACACAACAGCAACAGCAACAGGCTCAAGGTGGTCAAGAACAACAACTACCACCAGAACTAATGGCTATGTTGCAACAACAGGCAGGTGGTAATGCTTGATCAGAAGACAGCAAAAGATCTAATACCGTTAGTAAATCAACCAGACTTTGATGAACTATTATTAATATACCTGAATACAAAGAAAGAAGATGCTTATCGTATCCTAGAACAAAGTGATGATGATATAGAAATATACAGAGCGCAAGGACAACTTCACATACTTAAACGTATGGAAAGTATGCGACTAGAGATACAGACAATTGCTAAAGGAACCTAATATGGCTTCAGAAAAAGAAAATCAAGTAATACAAAATATATTAGCTATGATTGCTAAAGCAGAGGGAACAACTAAAAGAGAAGGTAATCCCTATGATGCAATAGTAGGTTTTGGAAGATTTCTTAAACCAGGAGATAATGATCCTGCAAGAAACACACCTACTGCAAATAAACCTGTAAGTAAAATGACCTTTAAAGAAGTTAAAGAATTTGGTAGAGCATTAGTTAACGCTACTAAAGGAAAAAATAAAGATGACAAGTATAAAATAGGTAATGATGCAAGTGGTTCATCAGCAGTTGGTAAGTATCAAATGCTATCTAATTATTTTAATACAGATGGAGATGGAGTTGTAGGAAACTTACAAAAGAAATTACGTGCTAGAGGAGTAAAAGGATTTAAAGATACAGACATATTTAATGAAAGAGCGCAAGATTTATTAGCAATTGAGTTATTAAAAGAAAAGGATAACAAGTTAGATGGTCAAAAAATATTAACAAATTATATTAATAATCCAAATAAACAAACAATTGCCAAACTTATGGAAAAGATAGCTTCAAAATGGCAAGGTGTGCCAACAGCTAAACCAGGTAGAAAAAACTTTCAGAAACGTGAAATAAATTATGCTCAAGCTTTAGACATGATTAGATTACCAGAAAGTCAGTATGAATTTGCTGGTGCTGATGAAAGAGGATTAGCAACAACCAAAAATGAACCACCTTCTAGAAATGAATTAAACGATGCTATTAGTATTATTAATAAATCAAAGATAAAAAAAGTATCTAAAGAGGAAGAAAAAAAAGCTATAGAAATTATAGAAAAGACAGAAAGAACTGAATCTCTTCCGTTATATCAAATTTTATTAAATGCTATTTTTGGAAAACCTGTAAAAGCTGATGAAATGCGTCCAAGAATAGACCCAGTTAATTTTAAATCTGATATTATACAAGAAAAAATGGATGAGTTAATAAAAAGAGAATCTCCTGATTTAAGTCCTGCAAGAGAAGGTGACACAACAGCTAAAGTAGGAAGAACTTTACGTGAAAAAATGGGTGATCAAAGTGTGATTGATCCAACTACAAAAGAAGCTGAAGATATATTATTAGGTGATATGTCAGGTAAAGAGCCAACTCTTAGAGAAAGAATTAATAGGGATAAGAATCAGAGTATGCCTCCATCTGGAATTATTTCTGAAGAAGCAACCGATCAACAAATGAAAGCATTAGATCTTACTCCTGATACATCTTTAAGTGAAGACCCTAAAAAGTTAATAGAAGGTGGTAGAGCAAAACCTTTGCCTGAAGGATTAGAAAGAGAAGAAGTTGGAAGAAGAGAAGATGATCCTTTTGATGAAGAAAAACTTTTTCAATTTGATGAAGGTGGAGATGAAGAAGCAGATGCACAAATGTCTTTTCCACAAACTCCTAGATATACAATTTTAGATCCATTTGATGAGGACGATAATTTAACAAGAGCTAGGTTTGCAAGAGAAGAAATGAATGTTGGTTTTGATGATCCTACACCAATGGGTGAAGCAGATCCTAAAGTAGATGAACGAGATGATCCTACAGATCTTAGTTTCTTCCAGAGATTATTCTCAGGTGGGTTTGATTTTGATATGGGAAGAGATTCTGAAGCAGAAGAGAATATCGGTGCAGATTATTTCTATGATGAGCCTATGCCTATGGGAGGTGAAGCTGATCCTAGAGATGAGAGTGATGATGTAATAATGAATTTTAATGAGGGTGGTGAAGTCAAAGCAGATTTTGATGGTAAAGATGACGAAGAGGAACCAGCAGATCCTCCACCATTAGCTAAACCTAAAGAAGTAGCAGATGACATACCTGCACTCTTGTCAGAAGGAGAATATGTACTACCTGCTAATGTAGTAAGATATCTAGGCGTAGAGCGTATTATAGAGATGCATCGTAGAGTTCTAGCTGAGATACAGCAGATGGAAGATCTAGGCATGATCCAGAATGTAGATGAAAATGGTGAGCCTGAACAAGACGATACTGAGATGAAGTTTGCTGAAGGAGAAGAACCAGAAGAAGGTGTAACCAAAGGCACTATTATTATTGCATCAGCTAAACCAAAAGGTATGATGTGTCCAGAGCCACTTATGATGCAAGCAGGTGGTGATACAGGTGCAGGAGATGTAGAAGATCCTACTGATACTCCTCCAGGTCAAGGTCAAGATGATGAAGATGATGAAGATGATAATGTTCCTGGTGTAACAGATGTTGGTTTGGCTGGTTTAAGCGCACCTGCTGGACCGGGAGAACTTGGATTTGAAGGTAGGCAAGAAAAAGGTGGATTAACTGATACTGAAAAAGCAGGTATGCCTGATACTGAAAAAGCAGCTTTTGGACTAGATGAAACTGCTACAGAACTAGATGTAGCTTTTGCAAAGTCTAAGAAAGGTTTGATAGATAGAGGTTTGTATGGTTTAGGAAAACTTGGTGAAAGAATGGGAATAGATGTTACTGAGAAAGCTGCGGCAGGAAGAGAAGCAGCAGAAAAAGATGCAAGTCAACCTGGCGATATGGATTTTGAATTTAAAGATCCTGAAAAAATAACAGAGGATGAAATAAAAGTAGATCAGGTAATAGAAGATTTACAAAATAAGAATGTATACATTGAGGGAGTAGGTTATATCCCTCTTGCAAGTTTAATGTCACCCAGAGATGATATAGTAGTGTGACATTAATATTGGCTACCTACTACCCTTCTCGCGGTGAGAAGCTACTAGTAGCCCCATAAGAAGAAAGTAAATAAAATGGAAGCAGTACAACAAGAAGTAAAAAATGCACCTATGCGTTATACTAAGAAAAGCATTGAAGATGAAGAAAGAGAAATTGAAGAACTAGAAGCTCAAAGATCTGGTCAAGAAGAAGAAGAATCAGATGAGAATCTAGGTGCTGAAGAGAAAACCTTTAAAAAAAGGTATGGTGATCTAAGAAGACACACTCAACAGCTACAAGAACAACATACAAATGATATAAGAAAGCTACAAGAACAGATTGAAAGCTTAACTAAGAAACAGGTAAAGCTACCAAAGTCTGATGAAGAATTAGAAGAGTGGTCTGAAAAGTATCCAGACGTTGCAAAGATAGTAGAAACTATTGCTACAAAGAAAGCACTAGAAGCTAGAGAGGATGTAGAGAAGCGACTTAAATACGTAGATGAACTACAAACTAAGGTTACTCTAGAAAAAGCTGAAGCTGAACTAGAGAAGTTACATCCAGACTTTGCAGAGATAAGGGCTGATGAAGCATTCCATCAATGGGTTGCAGAACAGCCAAAGTGGATACAGTCAGCACTCTATGAGAATGACAATGACCCTAGAGCTGCAGCTAAAGCTATAGATCTGTATAAACTAGAAACAAAACAGACTAAGCCTAAGACTAATACAAAAGATGCAGCCAAGTCAGTAAAGAAATCATCCAGAGCAGAAGAACCCAAAACTCAAGATCGTAATGTATGGTCTGAGTCTCGTGTTAAGAACCTTACTGCTAAAGAATGGGATAGATATGAAGAAGCTATCTCAGAATCAGTTGCAAATGGTACATTTGTTTATGATTTAACTGGAGCTGCAAGATAAAAAAAGTCTTGACAAATTAATTAAAATGTGATATACTTTGTCACATTAATAAAAACTTAGCTTTTATGGCTAGTTTTTCGGAGCCTCTTAGTAATAAGACTACCTCCTGTTTATGCTAACTGAAGAAGTTTCAACTACCTACTATCAATAGGCCAGGATTATCCTACACCCTAGAGATGTAGCCTTGAATTGTCAATAGTTGGCTCGTTTCGATAATAGCCGAAAGGAGATGACCAATGGCTTTTAAGACTGCTGCTGGTTACGGAAATCTACCTAATGGTAACTTCTCACCTGTTATTTACAGTAAGAAGGTACAGTCAGCTTTCCGTAAAACTAGTATCGTAGAGGATATTACCAACAGTGATTACTTTGGTGAGATCGCTAATTTTGGTGATACAGTACGTATCATTAAAGAACCTGAAATTACGGTTCAAGAATATGCAAGGGGTACGCAAGTAACTCCTCAAGACCTAACTGACGATGACTTCACACTTGTTGTCGATAAAGCTAACTACTTTGCTTTTAAGATCGATGACATTGAAGAAGCACATTCTCACGTAAACTTTGAATCAATGGCAAGTGATCGTGCAGGATATCGTCTAAAAGACCAATTTGACCAAGAAGTGCTAGGTTACTTATCTGGTTTCAAACAATCTGCATTGAGTACTGTTGCAAATACAGCTAACGATGTTAAGTCTGGAACTGATCCTGTAGCTGCTGGTTCAGATGGTTTACTATCTAGCATGGAACTTACTCATGGTGATTTCTCAGGAAGTGGTACTGCCGCTAACTCAATCGCTATGTCTGCATCCAATTCTTCTGCTGTTGCTACACCATTAGCAATACTTAATCGTATGTCTAGACTTCTAGACCAACAAAACGTAGACCGTGATGGTCGATGGGTTGTTGTAGATCCAGTATTCGCAGAAGAGTTGAATGATGAAAACAGTAAGCTTCTAAACAATGATTTTGCTGGTGGACAAAATGCTGGTGACCTTCTAAGGAATGGTCGAGTAATTTCTGGCTTAATCAGAGGTTTTAGAGTTTATATGTCCAACAATCTTCCTTCCATAGGAACAGGTTCAGGAACAGTTAATACTAATGGTTCTCAATCTAACTTTGGTGTGGTTGTTGCAGGACACGACTCTGCTGTTGCTACAGCTTCTCAAGTAGAGAAGGTAGAAACCTATCGTGACAATGACAGCTTTGCTGATATAGTTCGCGGTATGCACTTGTATGGTCGCAAGATTCTTCGTCCTGAAGCTCTTGTTCGCGCCAAATACAACTTGTACTCGTAAGGGAGAATAGATCATGGCTACTTTTGATATGACATCTTCCGCTACAGGAGGTGTAAACGCTGATTCGATTGCAGCTCATAACTCTTCTGAGAAGATCGCGTACAGCATGGAAGCAGTACTAGATATTGCTTCTATTACAGGATACTCTTGTACTAACGGAGATATCTTTAGGTTGTTAGAAGTTCCTGCAAATAGCGTAATACTTTCTGCTGGTTGTGAAATTCTAACTGCTTTTAATGGAACCTCACCAACTGTTGATATTGGATTAGCTGACGCTGATACGATTATTGATGGAGGTGATGCAGCAACTGTTGGTTATCCTGCAAAAGGAACTAACGGTGCTGATCTAGGCACGTTCTCAACATTAATTACTGGAACTGCTGATACAATTGACGTTACACTAAATGCATCATCTGCTGATGTTACAAGTGGTAAACTTCGTGTGTGGGCAGTAGTAGTTGATGTTGCTGATAAGAGCGCAGCGGCAACTTCCGCAGCTAGGGATATCTTAGCCTAATAGATTTTGGGGTGGTTCGTATTTGGACTGCCCCATTTTCTCTCTTTTGGATTTAAAATGGCAACTACATTTCTTACATTAACTAATGATACCTTGAGAAGATTAAATGAAGTCGAACTAACTATTACTGACTTCCCTAATGCTACAGGGTTCAGAGCGCAAGCTAAAGATGCTATTAATGCGTCATTGCAAGAAATATCTCAAAAAGAATTTGAGTTTCCTTTTAATTTTCAAAACGGCTCTTTAACTTTGGCTTCGGGTACAGCAGAGTATACTTTAGCTGCCGATTTTAAAGTGGCTGATTGGGATTCGTTTAGAATCAATCACGATGCTGGTAATAATATTTCAGCTAGAAAACTAAGACTAATTAATTACGATACATTTTTAAAGAGATTTTTTGAAAGAGATTCTGAAGCAGGTACAGGTGATTTTGATCAACCTATCTATGTATATAGGACGCTAGATAACAAAGCAGGTTTTACTCCTATACCTGATAAGACATACAGCATAAGTTATAATTACTTTGCATATGCCAGTGAATTAGTTAACCCTACAGATGCTATGACTGTTCCTGATGCGTTTAAACACGTAGTAATAGATGGAGCGTTATATCATTGTTATATGTTTAGAGATAATGCTCAACAGTCTGCTATAGCAAAGAACAAGTTTGAAGAAGGTATAGATCGTATGCGTACCTTACTTATTAATAGATTTATAGACGTTAGAGATACCAGAGTAAGCAGACTAATAAATGTACCGCATGGTAATGCATAATGGTGGACTCATTAAAGGATGTAACAGTCTTATCTAGAGGTGGGCTGTTTACAAATGAAGATGTTCTATCCTTGGCAGCCACAAATCCAGGTTCTGCAATACGTATGCTTAACATGGAGATATCTCAGTTTGGTGGATATAGAAGAGTAAATGGATTTGTACCGTTTGATGCAAATCATCCTTCTCTACCAGGCAAAGGTCCAGTACTAGGTGTTTTTATATTAAAAGATATTGTATACGGAGCTAGAAGAAACTCTGCCGATTCTACTCCAACATTAGGCTTAAACCCTATAACAACTACGTCAGGTAGTGCAACTATATCGGTAGCTCATACATCACATGGGTTAATAGTTGGAAACTTTGTAACTTTTACAGGTGCTACAGATGTAGGAGGGTTGACGTTAAATGATGTAGAGATGGAAGTTACTGGTGTTCCAAATCCAAACACATACGAACTTAGAGTTGCAACTACAGCAACTTCTTCAGCAACAGGTGGTGGTGGTTCAGTAGTAGGTGCTTACAGTATAAATTATACTATATATAAGTATCAGACAAGTGGTTGGTTAGCGTTATCTGTAGTAGACTCAACTGGTTCAGCGACTACATTAAATAAC